AAAGTGTTATAGAACAGTGCCTCGAGAATGGCTTGGAAAAATATTTATCGAACAAGCTGAAGAAATGAAAAGAAATGATGAAAGAAGATACAATTGGATTTATCTAGGAGAAGTAATAGGACTAGAAGGATTAATATATAATCCTGATTTAATAGAATACGTAGAAGAAGATTATTTAGAAAAAAACAAAATAAGAATATTATATTTAGATTTTGCAATAGATAGTGGACACCAAACATCTGCAACGGCGGTAGGTTGTTATGGATTAGGAAATGATGGCTATTGGTATTTATTAGATACATATTACTATAGTCCACACGAAAAGACAATTAAGAAAGCACCAAGTGAATTAAGCAAAGATATATTTGACTTTGAAATGGATATGATCAAGAAATACAAAACCACAATGGATAAAGAAACAATAGATAGTGCAGAAGGTGCATTAAGAAATCAGTTCTTTAAAGATTATGGAAGAAGATTACATCCAGTAGATAAAGGAACAAATAAAGAACAATTAATAGAATATTCACAAGACTTCTTAAGCAAAAAGAAATTTAGAGTAATAAACAATAACAATAATCAAATATTCAAAAAAGAAAATGAAAATTATATGTGGTTAAAAGATAGTGTAGAAAAAGGAAAGCCAACTCCAGATAAAGCGGAGAAGGCTTTTTTAAGTTCTGAAAAATACTATAACACCTATACAAAAGATTATTCTTATTCGTATGGAGACCATACACAAGATAATTTTCAATATTGGATTAAAGATAATTTACAGAAACTAGGTTTAAAACAATAGGAGGATAAAATGGAGTTATATAATAATATAGCAAGTGTTTTAAGTAAAAAAGGAATAAATTTAACAGTAGGAAGTATATACGATTTTCAAGAAATATGGAAATCATGGTATAGAGGGAATGTAAATGATTTTCATTATTATACATTAAGAGTAAATGGCAAAGAAGAAAAATGCGAACGCAAAACAATGAATATGCCCAAAAAAGTATGTGAAGATATAACTAAACTATTATGGACAGAAAAAACAAGAATAGAATTAAGCAATAAAAATGCTACTAAAAGATTATGGGAAGTTTTAGATAGTAAAGAGAACTCTTTTACTGTAAATTTCCCTATTTTCTTAGAGAAAGCACTAGCAATAGGAACTGGTGTATTAGTTGAATACAAAAACGAAAATGGCAAAACAATAATAGATTATTTAGACGGCACAGTATTCATTCCATATAAATATACAAATGGATATATAAGTGCAGGAATAACAATAAGTAGAACAGTAGAAGAAATAAGAAAAAAGAAAATTTATTACACACATATTACTTATCACGAATATGAGAATGGAATATATAGAAGATATAACGAATTGTATAAATCAAGTATAGAAACAGAACTAGGAAAAGAAGACAATTTCACAGAAAAGTTTCCTAATATTAAAGAACTAGAAGAAATACAAACAACAACACCAAGATTCCAAATATTTAAACCGAATATAGCAAACAACTTTGACATGGACAGCCCTATGGGAATATCAGTATTAGCAAATAGTATTGATAGATTTAAAACTATAGATATCAAATATGATAGCTTTTGCAATGAATTTGAGTTAGGTAAAAAGAGAATACTTGTAGACCAAACAGCAATGAAAGGGCAAGTACAAGTAGATGAAAACGGTAATCAAAGATTTATTCAATATTTCGATGCTAATGATAAAGCGTATGTTGGAATAAATGGAATGGAAGGACAGCCAGTTAAAGAAATAGATTTTTCTTTGAGACATTCTGAACACATAGACAGTATAAATGCAGAATTAAACTGGTTAAGTTCAAATATTGGTTTAGGTGGAAACTTCTATAAATTTGATGGACAAGCTACAAAAACAGCAACAGAAATAATAAGTGAAAATTCAGATGCATTTAGAACAAAAGTACATTATGACATAATAGTTAATGATGTTATTTATGACTTAGTCAAAGTAATTTGTGAAATGGAAGGAATAAAAACAAATAAAATAACAATTGTTCCAGATGATTCAATAATAGAAGATAAAAACACAGAGCAATTGAGAGCACAACAAGAAGTAACAATGGCATTAAGAAGTAAAAAATCATATTTAATGGATATAAAAGGAATGACAGAGCAAGAAGCGGAAGAAGAACTGCAAAGAATTAATGATGAAAAAATGAGTACTCAAGAAGCTTTTGGATTTACTACTCCTAACGAAGAGAGTGATGAATAATGCTCACAGAAAAAGATTTTAAACTAATTGAAAAGCAAGCAAGCAAATTATATGGCGATTTAGAACTTGAAATAATACAAGAAATTGCAGAAAGAATAGCAAATGTAGGATATGCAAATACAGTTGTATATAATAATGCAATGATACTTCAAGAAACAGGAGTAATATACCAAGATATTATTAATATGGTAGCTAACTACAATGAAACCTCAGCAAGTCAAATACAAGAAATATTTGAAACAGCTGGGGTCAAATCGTTAAAATATGATGATACTATTTATAGATTGGCAGGATTAAATCCAAAAGGGTTAAGTATTTCTATGATACAACTAATAAGTGCAACTGCAAGAAATACTCATAATAATTTAAGTAAATTAACATTAACAACTGCAAATACTTCACAAACTCAGTTTTTAAGTGCAATGAATAAAGCATATATGGAAGTAAGCACAGGAGTAAAAAGCTATTCTCAATCAATAATAGATACCGTAAAAGACATATCAAAAAGTGGTACTTATATAGAATATCCAAGTGGGCAACGAAGAAGTATAGAATCAGCAGTAAGAATGAATATATTAACAAGTGTAAATCAAGCAAGTGGAAGATTACAAGAATTAAGAGCAGAAGAAATGGGATGGGATTTAGTAGAAGTATCTGCACATGGAGGTGCAAGACCAGAACATGCACAATGGCAAGGTAAAGTTTATTCGCTTAAAGGATTAACAAAAGGATATAAAACATTAGAAGAAGGTTGCGATTATGGAAGTGTAACTGGTTTATGCGGAGTTAATTGTAGACATACATTCTTTCCATATTATAAAGGTAGTACAAGAACATATACTAATAAAGAGTTAAAACAATTAAAAAATGAAAAATTAACATACAATGGAAAATCGATAAGTAAGTATGAAGCCACTCAAATACAAAGAAAAATGGAAAGACAAATAAGACAAGACAAAAAAGATATAGCAGGATTACAAGGAATATTAACAAGCAATAATGCCGATATAGATTTAGAAGAAGTACAAAATAAATTTAGACTTACTTCTAATCAGCTAAAACAAAAAGAGCTTATATTAAACAATTTCTTAAATCAAACAGAATTAAGAAGAGATAAAACTAGAGAAGTAGTAAATGGAATAGATAGAAGTTTGTCTCAAAAGATAATACAAGGTTCTAAAAAAATTGAAAAAAACAAGGAAATGTTGTATAATAGTATTATTCCATTGGATAAGAAAATAGGATTTATAGACAATAATGAAATGCAAGCTTTTATACCCAAAGGAGCAGAAATAACAAACATAGTTGAAATAGCAGGTAAAAACTCAAAAGAATTTAGAAATGCAAACAAGTATGTAAAATTATATGGTGGCAAATTACAAGATTGGAGTAAGAGAGCTGGAAAAATAGAAAGCGATAAATATGTATTTGACATACACTGGGTTCAAGGAGAAAATGGTATATTTACGGAATGGAAAATAAAAAACAAAAAGTTAAAAGGAGGGATTTAGTTGAAAGTAAGATATATTGGCAAAAGCTTTGGAGTAGAAAGCTTAACAGATGGAAAAGTTTACGAATGTATTGGGATAGAAGATGGAATGTTAAGAATAATAGATGATAGTCAAGAAGATTATCTTTATTCAGCTATAAAACCTGCTTCATTAGAAAATATGGATTTGTGCGGTAAATGGGAAATAGTTGAAGATAATGAAAACAAAGACTTAGAAAAGTTAATAAATAGTTAATCAAGACACTGTAAAAGGTGTCTTTTTTATATGCAAGAGATTAGCAATGGCTGGTCTCTTATTTTTATGTCTTTTTACTTTGAGGTAGACATTAAAGAACAACAAAGGTAAATAGTCAACTCTAATGACTTAAAACGGAGGTTTAATTATGGAAGAAAACAAAGAAACTGTAGAAAACGTAAAAGTTGAAGAAACAGGCAATGCAGTTACTCAAACTGAGCAAAAAACTGAGGAAGCGGTTAAGACATTCACTCAAGAAGAAGTAAACACAATGTTAAAAAAAGAGAAGCAAAAAGCTGAAAAGAAATATGAAGGCATTGATGTTACTAAATACAAAGAATGGGTAGAAAGTCAAAAAACAGCAGAACAAAAACAAGCTGAAAAGGAAGCTGAATATGCACAAAAAGACACAACAATATCAGAGCTACAAAAAGAAAATGCAGTTTTAAAAGCAGGAGTAAAAAATGCGGATGATATTGATTATGTACTTTATAAAGTAAGCAAAATGGAAGGCGAGTTTGAAGAGAATTTAGCTAAGTTCTTGAAAGATAATCCTAAATTCTTAGGACAAGAACTAGAAGAGCATAAAGCAACTGGTGCACCAGTAAAGACTTTAAGCTCAACAGAAACAGGTGTAAAAGCAATTTTAAGAGCTAAACACCAAAATTTATTTGAAGAATAGAAAGGAATGATTAATTATGGCAAATGCATTAGGAACAGGAACACATAAAAGAAAAGAAACTTATGCTAATGAAGTATTAGCAATTGCAAGAGCAGAAATGAATATTTATGAGGATTTCTCAGAAGATTATGAGAAAGATGGGGTAACAGGACAAATAATGGTACCTACAAGAAATGGAGAAGTAAAAGTATCAGATTACGATATATTAAATGGTATCGAATTAACACAATCTGCAACAGATTACTTACCATTACCAATAGACAAAGACTATGGTGTGAATGAATTAATAGATGGTTACGAAGCACAAGCAGTTCCAGACAATTTAGTTGCACAAAGAATTGAAAGTGCTGGTTATTCAATCGGTATGAAGAAAGAAAATATGGCTATTGAAGCTTTAATGACTGGTACTGTATCAAGCGACACAGCACCTTTAACTATAGAAGATGTTTACAAAAAAATAGTTGCAGAAGTTAAAAATATGAAAAAAAGAAACATGAAAGTAAACCAAATGAGAATAGTTGTAAGTGCTGATGTAGAAGAATTGTTATTAACAGATGAAAAATTTGCTAATAGCTCTTCAACAATAGGTGCTGAACTATTAAGAGAAGGAGTTATTGGTAAGATTGCTGGAGTTGCTGTAAAAACAAACTATTTAATGGGAGAAGATGTAGAATTTGTTATCTACGATAAAAGATTCTGCCAAAAATATGAAGTTTGGAAAGCAGAACCATCTGTTGAAGACATTAAAGATGGTAAACATATCAAAGCATCTGCATTACAAGGTAGACAAGTTGGTGGCTTAATGGTAACAAATGCATTAGGTGTACAAATTAAGAAAAATGCTTAAGGAGGTTAAGGTATGCTTAAATACATAACTGATGAAGAATATGTATCGTTGTTAGGTGCTGAAGGCATACCTGACAACTTTGAAAATTTAGCAATAAAAGCAAGTAATTATATTAACCATCAGACTTATGGAAGAATTGATAAAAACAATATTCCTAAGCAAGTGAAATATGTTACTTGCTTAATTATTGATTTAATAAATGAAGAAGAAACAAAAATAAGTGAAATTGGAAGTTTGAAATCACAAAATATAGAAGGTTGGAGTGAAAGCTATGCTACTCCAGAAGAAATAAAAGCTTATTATAGCAATAAAAAACAATCTACACTAAAAGAATATTTGTGGAATGTAATTGGAACAGATGGTAATCCACTATTGTATTGTGGGGTGTGTTAAATGAACAAAAAGTTTTTTAAAGATAAGATAACAATTTATCACTTTAAAGATGATGAAACTGTTATGAGATTGCCATTTGAGGCGGTTTATTTTAGACATAATAAAAAGACTAACCTAATAGATAAACGGACTTGAAAAAGGAAGTACAGGCTCAATAACAATACCTACAAATGAACAATTAAATATTTCTACTAATGATTATCTAGTTGAAGGAATTATTAATGATGAATTTGATGAAAGAACATTATTAAAGAAATATCAATTGTTTAAAGTAGTTAGTGTAGACGATAATAGAAAAGGCGGATTGCAACATTATAAGATTGGAGTTAGTGAATAATGAATTTTAATATGAAAGTTAAAATGAATAGCACTAGCAAGATAATAAAAGACCATCGGATTGAATGATGATGGAAGTGTTACAAAGTTCTTAAGAAATACGGTAGATAGATTTTGCGACCCATATGTGCCAATGCAAACAGGAACATTAAAAAACACTAAAACATATCCCAATAATCATTCTATAAAGTATACAAGTCCTTATGCTCATTATATGTATAAAGGGAAGGTTGCCACAGGATCAAGTAGACCTAAAGGGGTAAAAAGAAAAATAAGTAATGCACCTTTAAAATATCAAGGAGCACCAAAACGCGGAGCAGAATGGGATAAAAGAATGATGAACGATAGAAGAAAAGATGTTGTAAAAGATGTTGAAAACTTTATAAAAAACGGAGGCAAGTAATGGAAAAATCAAAAATGGAATTAATAAAAGAATATATAGAAAGTTGCCCTCTACTAGAAGGGGATAAAATAAATGTTGATTATTTAGATGATGAAGTCTATTCATATTCAATTGATAGAACACCAAGTAATCCAATATTAAAGAAATTTAATGATGGAACAGGTGGAAAATATCAAATTACATTTGATTTTACAGTTACTGCACCATTGAGTAGTAGAGTTGTAACAAATCTTGCCAATTCTAAATTTGGAGAAGATTTTATGGAGTGGATAAAAACACAACAAAGACTAAGAAATCTACCTAAAATTAACGGAGCTCATTCAATAGAATGTACAAGTCCAAGTTACATTTTACAGAAAACAGAAACAACAGCAATTTATATTATTCAAATGAATTTCATATATTACGAACTATCTTAACGGATAGTTTTATTTTTTTATAAGGAGGAAATAAAAATGGCAGAAGCATTAAAAATCTATAATAGAGCTGACATTGTTAATTTTATGAAAGTTGACGATGGATATAAAAGAATGCAAGGATTTACAGAAGGTGGTAAATCGCTAAATTCTACAACTTATGATAGAAGATATATAGATGAAAAAACAGAAAGAAGCACAGTAACAGGATATTCAACAGAAATAGCTTATAGCTTTGATAGAATAGTAGGAAATGCAATTCATGAAAAAATAGCTAAAATTCATGATGACGAATTAGTTGGAGAAAGTGTTGAAATATTAACAGTTAATATGACAACAAAAGAAGCTAGATTAAGAAATTATAGTGTTATACCTGATGCTGACGGAGACTCAACAGATGCTTATACATATTCTGGAACATTCCATGCAGATGGAGATATAACAGTAGGTACAGCACAAGTTGAAACAGATGGTATGACTGCAACATTTACAGCTAATGAGGAATAAAAAGGCAAGGAAAAACCTTGCCTTAACTATTAGGAGGAAACTATGAAAATAAAAGATATAGAAGTTGATTTTGATTTCTTGGATGCAGATGATGTAGAAAGATTTGAAAAAGAAGCAAGAAAAGTAGTAGAAGAATGTCAAAGTAAAGATAAAATAGAAATGAGTTATGCAGAAGTTATAAGAGAAGAATGTAATATCATAGAAAACTTTTTTAATAATGTTTTTGGAGAAGGAATTGCTAATAAGATGTTCAATGGAAAGAAAAATTTAAAAGAGCATATAAAAGCATTTGAAGATATTATAAATCAAAAAAATGAGCAACAACAAGACCTTCAAAAAACTGTAGAAAGATATCAACCAAATAGAGAACAAAGAAGACACAATCAATTTAAAGGTAAAAGAAAATAATGAATATAAATATTTTATTGGATAAATTACCTAAATATACCTCAGAAGGATTGAAAATAAGGACTGACTTTAAAGAAAGTATTAAATTTGAATTATTAATGCAAGACAATAAAATCAGCGAGGTTGATAAACTAGCAATTGCTTTAAATTTATATTATTATGAAGTACCAAAAAATGTAGAAAAAGCAATACAAGATATGCTTTGGTTTTACCGATGTGGAAAAGAAATTAAGACTAGTCAAAATAAAGAAGAAAATAAACAAAAACAAATTTATAGCTATGAATTTGATGCAGAATATATATATAGTTCATTTATGGAACAATATAAGATTGATTTAAATACATCACATATGCATTGGTGGAAATTTAAAGCATTATTTGAAGGATTAAATGAAAATACACAAATAGTTAAAATAATGGGATATAGAGCAATAGATTTGGGAAAAATAAAAGACAAAGAGGAAAAAGCAAGATATAAAAAATTAAAAAAACTATATGCTTTACCAGATATGCGAACTCAAGAAGAGAAAGAAGCTGATTTTGGAAAAGCTTTTTGGTAATTCGACAAAGTTCGACAACATTTTTCTTTTTTTCGTATTATAATATAATCATATTATAGTATAAAAGGAGGAATAAAAATGTCAGAACAAGTAGAAAAGAAGCCTATTTATAAGAAATGGTGGTTTTGGGTAATTATTGTAGTTGTTTTATTAGTAATATTAGGAGGTAGCGATACTTCCCAACAACCAGAAACTACATTAACAACTGGAGAAGCAAATACAAATAACAGTACATCAGATAATAATACAGCTGAACAAAGCAAAAAATATTCAGCTGGAGAAATTTATCAAGACAGCAACATGGCAATAAAGTATGTTTCTGTAAATGAAAATTTTACAGGATATAGTCAATACGCAGATATTAAAGAAGGACATAAAATTATACAAGCTGAATTTGAAGCTGAGAACTTAGGAACAACAGATTTGTATTTTTCAGCTTATAATTTTAATTGTTATGCTGATGGATATGATTGCGAAAGTTTTTGGTCAGTTGAAAATAGCGGATTTAGTTCAAGCTTATCTACTAGAAAGAAAGCAAAAGGAGCAGTATATTTCCAAGTACCTAAAGACGCACAAAGTATAACAATTGAGTATGACATAAATACTTTTACAGGCGAAAAAATTGAATTTAATGTAAAATAAAGGACGATATATGAAAAAGTGGTATAAATGTCCTTATTGTAATAAGAAATTAATAAGATATAAAGAAGACGCTAAATCAAAAGGCGTCTTTTTATTATGTAAAAATTGTAAAAAAGAAATAGAAATAAAAATCAACAATAAGGAAAAATAGTCTTTAAACTGAGCCAATGAGCCTGACTAGAAAGGAGATAGTTATGGCTGATGGTTCAGTTACAATAGATACTAAACTGAATAATGATGGATTTAAAAGTGGTTTAGGAAAGTTAGGAAGCATAGCAAAAACTGGTTTAAAAAGTGTAATAGCGGTAGCGGGTACAGTTACGGCGGCGTTTGCAGGTATTGTAACAGCAAGCGTAAATGCTAGAGGCGAAATCGAGCAAAGTATAGGTGGTGTTGAAACACTTTTTAAAGATAGTGCTGATAAAGTTATTAAAAATGCAAATAATGCTTTTAAAACAGCAGGTATGTCTGCAAATGAATATATGCAAAATGTAACTTCTTTTAGTGCAAGTCTTTTACAAAGTGTTGCAGGAGATACAGACAGGGCTGCAGACTTAGCAGATATGGCAATGCAAGACATGTCGGACAATGCAAATAAGATGGGAACATCTATGGAAGCTATAACCACTGCTTATCAAGGTTTTGCAAAACAGAACTATACAATGCTTGATAACCTTAAATTAGGTTATGGTGGAACAAAAACTGAAATGCAAAGACTTTTGAAAGATGCTCAAAAAATAACAAAAGTAAAATACAATATTAATAATTTGAATGACGTGTATACGGCTATACATGTTATACAAGGGCAATTAGGTATAACAGGAACAACAGCAAAAGAGGCATCAGAAACACTACAAGGTAGTTTTGCATCGATGAAGGCGTCTTGGAACAATTTTTTAAGTGGTTCTGGAGATTTAGGGCAAGTTGTAGATACAGCAACAGATGTAGTAAAAAATGTAGTTAGAATAGTAAATGATGCGATTCCAGACATAATGAAAAGTATAACAAAATCTTTACCAGATATATTGAAGCTAGGTGGAGAAATATTACAACAACTAATTCAAGGAATTATTACATATTTACCAGAATTAATGAAAAGTGCAGGACAGATATTGAGTAGTTTAGCACAAGGAATTGTTCAAACATTACCTCAACTATTGCCTGTAATATTACAAGTAGTTCAAACTTTAATTACAGGATTAACAGATTCTTTACCTCAAATAATAAAAGTTGGATTTCAAGTTGTTTTGGAATTGGCAACAGGAATAGCTCAAATGCTACCAACATTAATTCCAGAAGCAATTAATTGTATTATTACTTTAGTAGAAGGATTATTAGATAATATAGATTTATTAATTGATGCTGCGATAGAGCTGATTATGGGGCTAGCAGAAGGATTAATAGAAGCTTTACCAATATTAATAGAAAAAGCGCCAGAAATAATTAAAAAATTATATGATGCATTTATTAGAAATTTTCCTAAAATAGTGAAAGCTGGAGGAGAATTAATTGGAAAATTAATAGCAGGAATTGTAGGTTCGTTCTGGAAATTACTAGAAGTTGCACCGTTATTAGTTTCAAACATTAAAAATGGAATAGAATCTTGTTGGGAAGAAATGAAAAATGCAGGTAAACATTTAATAGAAGGTCTTTGGTCTGGAATAACTGGAATGGGAAGTTGGATTAAAGATAAAATGGCAGGATTTGCAGGAAATATCGTGCAAAATATGAAAAATGCTCTGGGTATTCACAGCCCATCCACAGTATTTAGAGATGAAGTTGGAAAATACTTAGCAATGGGAGTAGGAGAAGGATTTGATAATAACATATCAAAAGTATACAGACAAATGAAATCAGCAGTAGATTTTGAAACACAAAAATTAAGTGCTAATTTAAGCACAACGGCAAGTTTTAATAAAATATTAACAGCTAATATAAATGTAAATGGAAACGTTGAAATGGATAGTACAAGAGTAGGTAGATTAGTAGCTCCTGCTGTATCAAAAACATTAAGAACGGCAGGTGTATAGTATGGTAAGATTAGTTTATGGAGAATGTGAATTAAAAGTAGTAGATGGATATTCAATGACAAAATCAAGTCAAGAGGTAACATTCAATTCTATAATTTGTGATTTTACAGGGCATAAAAAAGAAGATTTACCAGATAAATATCAAGAAGTCAAATTAATGGAGGATGGAAACATCCTCTTTTTTGGATATGTCGATAGTTATACATTTAAAGAAATGCGAGAACTAGATGTTAATACAGAGATAGAAATAACATTATTATCTCCAATGAAATTAGCAACATTAAGAACAGTTATATTATCAGGAACTTATAAGTTATTAGATTTAATCCCACAAGTATTGCAACCATTATTAGATGATGGATATGTAATAGAAGAACTTGAAGTAACTAATAGAACGATAACAGTTAATTATCCATTAAATACAATTGAATACTGTATGAACAACTTATCTAATAAATTTAATTTTTGGTGGTTTATAGATGAACAAAAAAAGATACATATAAAAGACATATCGTTAATGTTATCTAAAAAACCAGATTATAAATATGATAATGAAGATGGAATACCTTATTTGCAATATATTAAACCTACAGTTAATTCAGAAGGATATGCAAATGTAGTTAATTTTAAAAATGTTAGGGTGTATGAAAACTCAAATATATCATTTAATGGAAGTCAAATTTTAAGTAACAAAAATGGACTTATTGATAAACAATTAACTACACCAATAAAAAAAGATGGGCAGATAGATTTCAATTATCCTTGTGACATAAAGGAAGAAAATATTGTAAAGTCAGCTGAAAGCAATGGGGTAAGTTCGCCATACATTAATTCTATATTGTATGGTTTTAGAATGAGAGGTAATTATAGTAACGGAAATTCTTTTGAAGTATATGTCAAGTATGATGAAAACACAAAGGAATATTCTATTAGCAGTAATGCAGGATTTAGTGATAAAGAAAGTGATAATACAAAAGAGTTTTTATTTATTAGAGATAGCTTTTTCTCAAATTTAATTACAGGTATTAAGTATAATAGCGAAACTACAAATATTGCATCAATCACAGAATTAAAAAGTGATAGCATATTAGTTTACAATATAACCCGTATGTACAATGATAGTGCAATATATGATAAAAAAGGAATAATAAGTGGTACAGGAATTGTAGAAACAACAGTAGATATGAATGAAAGCTGGAAAACACTAGAAGAACTACAAGAAATAGGTATTAGTTATATGAATAAAAATGGATTGAAGCTAGACGGAGAACTTGAATTAAAAATTGATACTACTTGCAACATAAAAGTTGGAGATACAATTAAAATAGATAAGCTATTATTTACTGGAACATATATAGTAACACAAATAACAGAAATTTACACAAATGGTTACAAAGAATGGATTGTGATGTGCAAAAATGGAAATATGCTAAGTAATTATATTGATATATTTAGAGGCGAAAACACTCAAAATAACGAAGAGAAAACATATAAAGTTAGTATGACTCACTATATCGAAGAGAAAATTAATGAAGTATTCGAGGTGGTTAAATGATAGTAAAAAATGAATATGTAAAAATTAAATCAGGCAAAACAGAATACACCTTGAGAAATTATCTTTATGATAAATACTTGAAATTATGGAGTGAAGAGCAATATAAAACTAAAAATATATATTGTGACAATAGAGAACTACTTATGTGTTATATAAAATTTGACACACCATTAACTGATTATAAAA